CTAAATCTTCACCAGAAACCGTTTCCGTTAAATCTACTGAACCAGTAATACCACCACCAGTTGCAGGTTTGGGACGATTTGCTTGTTTTTCAGCCTCATCCGCATCTATCTCTGCCTCAGTAAGTGGTTTCCTAGCAACTAACGTACTATAATGGTCACCTGTGCGATGAGGTACAATAAATAATTTATCAGGAGAAAGAGGGGTTTTCCACTCTCTCGTGGAAGAATATGTACCTTCAGGATATAATGCTTGTCCTTCTCCAAAAGACTCAACACTGGAGTTTAGGGCTTCAACATCAGCCCTTCTAGCATAGATGGTGACATCCCCAGGATAACCTCCGCTCTTACCGCCAATACCAAACACTCCCTTTTTCATGCCTTCTTTGTTTATCTGGAACGCATTAGGGAAGGAAGTATGGTGCCAAACATACTTCTTGTTAAATTCTTTTCGTGTTAAATCCCAAGGATTATCTTCCTTAGGAGCTTGATCCATTTCTTTAGGGCGTATCCATCTACCAGGGGCTTCTGTATCTCCTGTTTGGGGGACAAGTCCTTTAGCTCTTGCTGCCATACCTTCAGGAGTAATATCCTTAAGCAAGTCTTTAAACTGTTGAAAAGAACTCTTAGCAACAAAATTTTCTGAAACGAATTTCATAGCTTCTGCTTTGTTTGTAAGACTGCCATCCTCTTGTTGAGAACGCACAGCTCTTAAAATTTTTCCTAGCTCCGGCCCTTCCTTAAATCCGGCCCCAAGTAACTCATTTCCAGTAATTAATGAAGCAATTTTTCCCTCAGGCGTAATAACAATTGCTTCAGAAATTTCTTTCAGCTTTGCTTCGAACCAATCAATTTCTTCTGTTCCAGGTTCCACCAGGGTACCAGCTTCATTTTGGTGAAGTCTTCCAGTTACATCTGCTCTGGATACAGCAGATAATAATTTTAACCGACGCATTCCATACTTGTTAATCATCTTTCTAAATCCTGTGTCTTTAAGCCCATTTCTATGGGAATTCATAGGAAGTAGATGATGTTCAACTAAGAAGGATACATCGGCTATAGTTTCAGTTTCAGTTGTTAATTTCCCCAAAAAAGCCTTGGTTGGCTCTACACCAGCCGCTTCATGTCCATGTTGAGTAATTGTCCCCTCTGGGGAGTGCTCCGTAGTATTTGGTTTGCCAAAATCATGCACAAAGGCCGCTAGCATAATTGTCTTCTGATCTTGGTGAGAACGGAAGTTTTTAATTATATTTGCAGCCTTATCAATTACCATGTTTGTGTGTATGTACACATTTCCTTCTGCATGATAATCCGGGCGTTGCTCAGTGGTTTTCAACACAGAGACTTCAGGAAAATACTTATCCAATACTCCCATATCATCAAGAGCACGGATACCAACAGAAGGTTTAGGGGACTTTAAAAATAGTTTCTTAAACTCCTCATAAAGCCTTTCTGGTGGTAAGTGGCTTAAATCCATAGATGCTGCCAATTTTTGTGTTTCCGGATGAATGGTAAAACCAAATCTTCCTGCAAATTGAGCAGCACGATATACCCTAAGAGCATCTTCAACAAAAGTATTATCATCAATATGCTTTAGAAGTTTATTTTCTAGGTCTTGTAGTCCACCAAAGAAATCCGATATTTGCCCAGTCTTTGGGTTATACATCAACGCATTAATAGTAAAATCTCTACGCCTAGCCCCATCGTGAGGAGCTAAATTTTCATCAAACTCTACATCAAAATCAGTATGTTTTTCCCCAGTTTTTACTTCTTTTCGTGGAAGAGATATATCAAAATCTCCAAACTTAAATACTCCAAATTGTTTACCAACCTGTTGAGGTTTTTCGCCCAATTCGGACTCTAAAATGTGCCCAAGTTTTTCCGATGATATTCCATAAACTTCAATATCAAAATCCTTGGATTTATGACCAAGAATAATATCCCGCACACTTCCTCCAACCATATAGGGAGTTCCATGCTTCCCAAGAACAGAGAGAACCTTTTTTAATTCTGGCTCACTTTTAATTATTTCTTGAATTTTTTCAGAATGCGATAGCTCATCAACGCGAGAAAACCACGCAGGATGGTCTTTTACTCTCACAGGATGTGAAGGCAAAAGATTCTCATGATCGTGGTAAGCTCGTTGATTAGCTTTTGAAAGTTCGTTTGTAAAATCTTCCAGTCTAGACGCCATTTAATTAATCTCTTTAAACGTTTATTAGTATCTCTTTCAAAGCATCGGAAAATGAAGTACCTGTTCCAATTAGCCAAGTACCTTCATTATTTTTTTCAAAATTAGCTGCAGATAGGATAATTTCACAAGGAAGTTCTTCTTCATTATGGTTTATTCTAACTGTATACCTAACAAAGGTTTTATCTAACCATCGTTTTCCCGCCTCATAATTAAGTATAACACTATTTGAAACATTAGTCAATGTATAATTTTCTTTATAGTCAAAATCTATTTCAGGTTCTGCTAGGGCAGTTTCCGTAGATTTAATTGTTTTCATATCTGATAGGAGTGTTAGTAACTTTTCGATCCCTTCTTTACTTTTATCTTGTCCGGTTCTTTTGTTGTGTCCACGTAAAAATCTACTTCCACACTCTTGACCACAACCGCATTCACAAATATTCATTTCTAACTCCTAAGTTGTTGTTGTAAAGCATTATTAATTATTTCTTTAACATCTGATATTGGCTCTTTATATTCTTCCTTTAACCATCGAATACGTCCCACTGGATGTACATTAGATGCAAAAATATTGTCCATTTCTTGGGAAAGCTCTTCTAACATAAGATATTCTTCCAATCCATCATGAACACCTAATAAAATCCCTTTCATACAGCGTCCCCAATTTTCATCATCATCTTCCCATTCAGCCCATATAGCTAAATCCGCCGGTTTGCCTGAGGGGGATGCCATTACTGATGAAGTAAAGAACTCCCCAACTCCTTGTACTCGTTGCTCACTAAATTGTTCCTTAATTTCTGTGGAACTATACCGTTCTTTAAGGTTTTCTACCGCTACTCCGTAAATAATTCTCCAAATTTGCATACTATTCCTCGTTTCTTATTAACCTAAATCTGGTGTTACAGGCTCTTCCGCATCAAACTGATTACCCTCACTTCTGGGTTTGCGATCAAGTCCTGCCGAATGTTTTATGTTTGTATCATGATGTGGCCTACCACTATGGACATGCATCCTCGCAGGTACATACTTCTCTATATCCAGCACATTACCATTGTGTAATGTTGCTTTATATAATGGAGAATCATTAACATTAAAGATTACATGATCCGCTGTTACTTCATGCATTGCTGGAAAGGCGTATCCTTTATCTGCTAATTGTTTATATAAGGGAACAAACTCAGAGGAGCCCATTTTACTTAAAGTAAGGTTTGGTTCTTGAGCAACGTCCCCGCCAGCATCTTCTTCCGTTTCACTGTCTTCATCTTCAGGCCAGGGGGCAGCAGCGTCTCCAAGATCGCCGCCACCCATAGTAGATTCCATCATAGCTTTCTGTTGTTCAATTGGGTTTAGAGCTTCACCAGAAATTTCGAATTCAACATTATCTATACCCATCTTTCCCGCTTTAATTTCTATATTGAAACCCATTTGGAGAAGCATGTTTGCTACCGATACTCTTTGTTGAGCGAAAGCGATTCTAGTTGCTTCAGCCTTTTCTTCCGGTTGTTTCAATTCTAGAACCCAATCTGTAATACCAAAAGCTTCTAGAAGAGGTGGAAATACTTGTTCATGTAGAATACGTTGATCGCCTTCTACAACCCTAGACATCACTGTTAATTGTTGTGTTTGTGAAGACATACCACCATATGCATCGGGGGAACCCTGCCAAGCAGGAGTAACTCCCCACATTGCGGCAATTCTTTCACGAATTTCTTCTCTAACCGGTAAATAATCCATTTCCTGAAGGGTGTGGAAAAGTCTAACCATATCTACTCTTCCTCTACCCTGTTTCGTACCTACAGCCACCATTGGGATGTAGTTTGGATCATAGCGCATTTTAGCTGCAATGTTATCCCTTTCTCTACGTAAGGATTCAGGATCATCTGTAAATACTAGTAACATAGAGGCAGGCATTCTACGCTCAAAGAAATACCTATAAACGTTTAAGTCCATTCCTCTAATTGTTAAAATCTTGTGCATTAAGGTTAGAAGTGGACTATAACCATAGGTTTCGGAATGATAAAATTTACTTGCGTGAATAACCTCAGAATCTAGAAGGTAGAATGGGTGTGCACGATAATTATATTTATACATGGCCGCTACTAGAGGTCGATCACATTCGCCACAATGTCCAGGGCTTTCTGCAGGCTCGATATCTCGATGGATATAACAAAGCCAGTGAGAGTTTTTAGGTAAGCCTTCAGGACTTAAATCCCATTCCATATAAGCTGGGTTTAAACGTCTAATTTCAATCGGTTTAGAACGTACTGTTCCTTCAGCCCCTTCAATATATTCTTTAACAATATGTAAAAACATATCATCGAGAGAATTTATATCAAACCAAAGAGCTCGTAAAATAGATTCAAAAGACATGTCAAAAACATTTGAATCTGACATAAATTGATCAAAATTCTTCTTTTGGACTAGAGAAGGTTTAATAAGTTCGCCTTCCTCTACCTCCTCTCCTTTTTCCATCGCTGCTTTTTTCCTGGCGGATAGAGATTCTTTACACTCTTCGCATTCTTCGATTGGTGATGTATATTCTGTACTACACAAAGTACATTTAACGGCAAATTTAGGCTTCCATTCGATCCCTCGACGGAAAACCTCATTAATAATATGATTAATTGGGGCGCGTACTTCTTCAGTGTTTTTTGCAAACTCAATTAATTGAAAAACTTGCTGTTGTCGATATTGTAGTTGTTGACTAACATACCCACCGTAAAGTAAATCTAAGCCAAGGGTAGGGGAACGGTATGTATCAGCACCTTCGGCACTTTTCATTAACGATACTGTATTAAACAATTGGTTCATTTGCGCCTGTTGTTTAATAACGCCTGGTAATTCTGGAAGATATTTTTTTAAATCCATTTAATAACCTGTTTTTGCTTCTTAGGCTCCTGAATTATTGATTAGTTCCGCGACTTGTAAATCTAGATTCCCTTTATTACTCATTGTCTCATAAAGATCTAATTTTCGCATACGATATTCATGATCATCAGAAGAATATTGAACCTCTGTTTGACCTTCCAGTAAGACAATATTAGCAATGTTTAAGTCAGCTACTTCTTGTTGTAGTTCTGCAATTGTTTTAAGTAGTTCTTCTTCTCTACTTAGATCAAGCCCTTCATCTGCAATATTAAAAAGGGGCTTTTCTCCATTAGCGGCTGGCATATAATTTTGTACTTCTACTTCATGCATTAAAGCAAGAAATTGACCTTCTTTAAGGATTAGTACGGCATCTGAATCATCCGGAATATCTAAATCATCTGTCAATTGGATGGTCGTCATTTCTGGGTGCCAAGTATCTAAAATACGCCAAATTCCATAATCATCTCGATTTGCTACGTATTGTACTTTTCTTTCTCGTAAACTATTTCCAATTTCAATATTCCCAAAATCTGTGGACATTTTCTTCACCTATTTATAAACTTTTCTTTCTATACTATTATATTATACCTTATATGGGTATATAGATGCAATTTTTAATCGCATTTACCATACCCACAAGATTCACATTCCGCGCAACCACTTCTTTGAATTATTCTTCCATTACATTTTTGACATTTTGGACTCTTTTCTGCCAATTTAAGAGGTTGTTCTTGCATAGAAGCAAATTTATTAATTTCCCTTCCTTCAAAATTCTTCTTCATGCTTTTTGCAACTCCATCTGAAGGAGATAGAACCAATTGACCTTTATGCCAAGCAGGACAACATGTAATACCCGTTAATTGATAAACAATATCCTCGTATGAAATTCCCTTTTGTAAGCTCATCGAAATCAACCTTGCAATTGTTTCAAGAAAGGCTGTATCACACCCACCAGCTTTTCCACCAGTAAGAATCACCTCATGAGGCTTACCATTCCAATTCGTCGTAACCAATAATCTACCGTGTCCAGTATTCCACTTAGAGGTAATTCCTTCTAAATCATCAGGTCGTTCTATATTCCCAGGCTCAGGAAAGTTACTCTCATTAATCCCCCAATCACTTTCAAGCTTTTCCTCTAATTGCCCTATAAGAGCTTCCGTTTTCCCAGTTTCTACAGTTGAAGATAGCACTTCTACCTCTCTAGTACCAGAACGGTACACCGTAACACCTTTGCACTTTAATTGCCACGCCTGAAGATAAATTTCTCGTATTTCGTCTGCAGTAAGATCATTTGGGGCATTAATAGTTTTAGACACCGCATTTGAAGTATGTTTTTGCCACATTGCTTGCATATTAAGGTGCGCTTTTGGCGTAATATTAAGTGCGGTTTGATAGATCTCCGGATCAAGGAACTCTCGAAGTTCTGCTAGTAATGCCTTTGGCTCGTTTTTATGAGTTTCTAATAAATCGAGGCTTACACGGCCACCTTCTTTATCGGAGTCATATTTTCTAACTAAAGCTTCTCTAATACCTTTAGCACAATCCACCATCTTTGTTGTATTTTCTCCAGTATCATCTTTCCAAAGGATATTAGATTCCCACACAAGGTCAAATAGCGGCTCAATACCGGAAGAACAGTCTGCTAATCTACTAATAGTTCCTGTAGGCGCAATAGTAATTACTGATGAGTTTCTTACTGGACGTGCACCTGGAATATTAAAAGCTGAATTTTTCCATTCAGGATATGGGCCATCTTTAATAGCCAAGTTTGCTGAAGCATCCCAAGCACTTGTACTAATTGCGGAACCAATATTATCCGCTTCATTAAGAGCCTCTTGAGAATCATAAGGAATACCAAGAGAAATTAAAGCATCGGCCCATCCCATAATACCAAGACCAATTCTGCGTGTGGCTAAATTAACATCTCTTAACGCTTGAAAGGCAAATTCATTTACATCAATAACACCATTAAGGAAACCAACGGCTGTATGAACTGCTAAATCAAGCCTGGCATAATCCCATTGACCATTAACAACAAACTTAGATAAATTAATAGAGCCTAAGCAACAGCTATTACCATCCTCCAAATACTCCTCACCACAAGGATTACTGGTCATTATATCCCCAAGTTGAGGATTTGGTTGTGTTTCCCAAACACGGTCTATAAAAGCAATACCAGGGTCACCAGTGGCATGTGCTGAATCACATAGCTCTTGCCACAATTCCTTAGCCATTAAAGTCTCTGTAATTAAACCGGTATGGGGATCAATTAAATCCCATTGCAAATCCCCAATAACAGCTTCCATAAAAGCATCAGTAATTTGTACTGAAATATTAAAATTCTGTAAAGAATCAAACCCATCTTTACAGTGAATAAATTCTCGAATATCAGGATGAGATATAATAAGTTGTCCCATATGTGCTCCTCGACGGAAACTTCCCTGTGTAATCATGGAAGCATTATAGGAAATCATTTTAAGTACGTTTACTGGCCCAAGAGCTTGCCCATGAACAGTACCAATATGCGCCCCTTTACTTCGAAGTTTACTTACACCAACGCCAATACCGCCCCCCCATTTTTCAATCATGACAATATCCTTTAATACATCCATGATTGAATTCATATCATCTTCAGGGCTACGGACAAAACAAGCACTCAAACAACCTTTATTTGCTCCCGCATTTACTAAAGTAGGAGAATTAGGATGAAATTCACCAAGAGCCATCATCTTATAATAAGAATCCTCTAAATCAGTTTGTCCATTGGCTACATGCTTGGCTACTCTTAAATACATTTGATCTGGGGTTTCTACTAACTTTCCTTCACTGTCTTTCATTAGGTATCGATCTTCTAAAATTGTAATTATATTGGGGGTTATTCGTTGCTCAGCTAAATTATATTCCATTAAGTTCTCCTATATTATGTATTAATTTGCATTGTGTTGCTTAACTCTGTTTCATCCTCAGAGTTATCAGTATTTAGAGGGGCGGAATTTATCATAGCCATAGTAGCGGTTTCTTCATCCTCATTTAATTTTTGAGAATGGCAAACAATACAAAGCTGATTTTCAAATACCCAACCCACCCCACTATGCTCACAGATTGGGCAAGCAAGTTTACGTTTATCCCCTTCTGCTAAGCCCTCTTCCTTACGTTGGAAATCTAGAGATTCCATTGCTGCTGAATCATCTCCCATACTAACCATGTCTAATAGGTTTCCTACATCTTGGGTGTGTCCTTTTATTGATTCAACGTGAGCAAAAACAGCCATCGCAATTGACCAGAAAGAATCACCATGTCCTGCTGGAGTTTCTGCGGCTGTTAAAGTGTTATCAACACATACAATTTGAGAGCGTTGACGATGATCTACAATTAATTTAAGGTTGCCTTTATTGACATATTCTTCAAATTTAGAAGACATATATCTACGTTGTTTTGGTGTAAAGATAATAGGTTCCCAAACTGAATTTATTTCCCGATCTTCTAACATTGGCATAGTATTATCAAAGAAACCTTTATCGATATCAAAGTTCTCCGCCACTAAGTTTAGGAAATCAGCTTGCGTAGTAAAATCAACCCCATCTAGGAAGGTGCTATTTATTTCAATAAGATCCGGTTTCCCTATTTGGCTTTTAAATACACATAAATGTGATGGATGCCGTTTTTTACCAATATCAAAACCAGCGACTGTTAAATCACTTTTTAGGTCATGATGATAAGCATATGGATCTAAATTTGCTAATTCTATATCTTCAACAGATTTAATTTCTTCAATACTTAAGAAAGCATTAATAGTAGAAACTGGATTTAACATGAACTCAGCAGAGAAAATCTTAGGTCGCTGACTTTCATATTGTTCTAACCACTCCCTACTGCGTATCTCAGGAGCTAAAACATCTCTCCCTGGTACTGGATTAAAGACTGGGAGCACACACGTATCAAACGCATCATCATTTTGAAGATCTGATAATAAGTCATTTGTATCCATTGGTGTTCCCATAACAATAATAGGAGCACCAGGGTTAGGAACAAGCATCGTTTCTTTCATAAAGAAATCTTTTGCTTTTTCTAATTCCCCAGTATTAAGAGGGTTTTCAGCGTCTCTTAATATATCATCCGCAATTAATCCGCCATCGACGTGCATCCCTCGCTTAAAGTTAAACAAGCCTGCTGGAACAATCTCAATATGAATGCCATTAACTAAGTATTTAAAAACACCGTCAGCATCAGACGATCTATCCTTCATTAAAGGATAAAGAACCGGATTATTTCTAATTTCTTTTTTAATTTCTGAAATATGATACCTAGTCATTTTTTCAGTGAAACTGACATAGACTATTTCAGTATCTTTTGTAGCCTTTAAAAGTCGCCACACGGCAAAGCCATGTCCTAGAATAGTACTCTTGTAGTGACCTCTAGGGAGTACGGCAACATAATGCTGTCCTGTTTCCATACATTCTTCTACATCACGACATATTTTTTTTACATGCCATGCTTGAAAATGTTCTGGTTTCTCAAAACCTTGCGACCAAATATCCCGTATAAATTCATAAAAGGTACCAATATGTAACGTTTCTTCATTAATTAGGGTGCTAGCCAGCCTATCAAAAGCGTCTACAAACCCAACTTCGGTTGTTTTTACCATGTGGAAAACACTGTATTAAGTAGCTTTAACTATGCCTTAAAATAGATATAGATAGGCCGACCTATTGTGCCAGCCTATCTATATATTTTACCATAAATTAGCCTAAGATGGAAGCCTTATTCTTTAGAATATTTTTGAAATATTTTACGTAGCTCAAGGCCAATCTTTCTTTTCATATCGTCATCAGTAATAATAGTAGTGATAGCCGATAACACATCATCAATAAACTGTAAATTAATAGTTTCTTTCGCAATTTTACGTTGTCCGTTAATTGCTAATTCAATTGCTTTTGATGCTTCCATAGCAGAGGTAAACTCCATTTCTGGAAGCTCATCAGTACCTTTCTTTAGAATAATTTCTAAAGCTTTTTCATGCTGTTCTTTTTTAGCAACCTGCTCCTCAATTTCTCTACTACGTGTCCTAGAAATAACTTCAACTTCCATGTTTTTAATAACCTCTGGAAGCATATTATTTTCTACCCATTTACGAATAGTAATTTCTTTAGGGAGCCCCTTTTCACCTAAGACAGGAATATATTCCTTACATATCTTTTCATATACTTTGTGTACAGATTGTAATTCTAGGTAAAGTTCAATTGCTCGTAATCTAATCCCCGGTGCGTAAGCCATGTTTTTTCTCATATAAAATAGCTTCGTCTTGTAGCTCTTCTAACTTAGTTATTAAGCCTTCTTCAACTGCTCTATATACCTTCCAATGTACATTATCTGGTGGGTATCCATCCGAATGTTTTTTTATTGCTGCCTTAAATATCTCTATCTCAGACAGCATTTTTTTATATTGTTCCTGTCCTGTTACTTGAGGATGAGAAAGAGGGTCACGAAACTTCATTATTCTTCGCGCTTCATATTATCAGTGTTGAACGTTGTTCCATGAGGGCAAGTGATCGAAAACCCTCCTGGAAACAGTAAATTCCATCCTTCCTTTTCTTCGTTAGGTGAGTCCATAATAAAGATACAACCATCATCTAAAGGAATTTCTACTATATAAGGCATCGCCTCTTTAGGAAGGGTTACTTCAATTATAGGTTTCTTCTCTTCTTCATCAGTAACCATTATCTTATGCCGAAAGCCCCCGCGTCAAAATCAGAATCCTTAGGATCATCATAAACATGGTGTTCAATCTTATCAGGATCAGGCATATGTGGAGTAGTTGTTGTACGGTCAGCGCGTACTCGACAAGAAGTAAATTTTTGTGCTTCTGTTACTTTAATACTAGAACGTATTACTTGTCTAGCCATTCCTACATCCCCACGACCACAGACACCAGTAAAGTAATCATCAGCAAAGGGCTTATGGCCTCTACCCCTATATACTTCATACTTGTAAGGAAGGTCAATATTCCACTTACATTCCTTATCATTGCAATAGAGAAGCTTTGCATTAGCAAATGCTAGCTCTACACACCCCTTTCCTTCAGGATCACAGTGACACGTTACCCCTTCCTTATACCAACACTGTCTTTCTTCTAGTTTAATCTCTTTACTCATCAGTTTCCCTCTACAATTCTTTTATATTTATAAGTTAGTTATCGTATTTAAAAGCCAATTCCAAATGTATTACAATATAATAAACCCTTCTGTACAGGTATACATTCCACTACCAATTTTATTGGTAACAAAGGTATCACTTTGTGGTTCAAATAATTCAGCCGTTCCATCAGAGAATATTACACAATTATAAGCGTGTCCTCCCGAATAGTCAACCACCAATCCAACATTGTTTAGGTGAAACTTCCTATCCATCCTGGCTTTAAAGCTAAAGGCGAAGTTATCGCAGTCATATTTCTCTGCTACATATGTCTTTTCATCTGTCCAATCCCAATTAATAATAGCTTCAAAATCTAGCCTACTACAGGCCCAGTATTTATTATCAAGTCGCTTACGACTCATTCCGGTATGGTTTACCATTTTTCCGGAATGCAACGCCAAATTAATTTCCCCGTTAGTTAACTCTGTATATCCTTCAACCAGTTCAGGAGGTGTTAAATGGTCACATAGGTTTTTAAGTCTATCTGCTATGATTCCCATTTCTTAATAACCTCTTCTAATTCATCTAGCATAGCTAATGCTTCTTGATGATCTTTATTTAAAAGGGCTACATTATTTTGTAATCCTATAATATGGGCATTTAAATCTGCATTTACCAAAATTAATTCCGAGAATTTTTCATTCTCTTCATTGCCAGATATTTCCACCTTGAGGAAAATCTTTTTTAATCTTATAATCAAGTCAAGAAGTTTCTCAACCATTTATAACCCCCATTAAATTTTTAGTAGTTTATTTGCCGTGGTTGCCATCGCTTGTAAGAATGGGGAAGGGGTAATTCGAGCTGGAATTACTCTGCTACCAGTATCCTTATGGCAAATACAATCACATTGGCTTGGAGTGTGTCTACATCTAGTATGTAATGTTTTTATACAAAAGGGTCTTGTCATTATGCGACTTTTCCTCTTTTCTTTTTAGTTACCACGGTTTTCTTCTTTTTTGGTTCCGCTTTTACAGGGATTACATTTATGGTACCATTTAATAATATATATTGATGAAGGGCTAAACAAGCCGCATCTTTGAAGTCCTGTATTTCGAATGGGTGCTTTTTCCATTTAGTTTCAGCAAATTTTGCTATATCTTCTTTGCTTGCATTACCTCTACCAAGAATTGATTTCTTCCAAGTAGTATTAGCATAACTAAAACAATGCACTCCGACATTCAAGGCGGCTATTTCACAAACCACCACTGAACGATCTAGTGCGAAAGACACTTTAATATTATTTAAATATAATGGCTCTTCAATCGCTAGTGTTACATCATCTGCCGTTATTTCTTGAGCATCAATGAAAGCAATGAGCCAATCTTCTACTGCTTCCATCATCAAATGCCCCCGTTCTATATCCTTTTTTTCTGTAACTTCTATTTGTTTTTGTGTATAAATATTTGAGCCTTCATCTAAAACTGAGAAAAATAAAGAATACTTACCCACGTCTACCCCTATAGTAAATTTCATCCTAAACCTATTATTTTTTATACTTGGTCTAATACTATGACTTTACTTGTATTCACTTCTTATTATATCACGTTTTATCGCTTTTGGCAATAGGTATTAAGGGCCATAAAGTTAAATTGTTGTTTTCTTATGGCCCAATTATTCTTTTACACTTGGTCTGAGGATGCCGCTCTAATGGCAATTACTCTGGACACTGTAGCATATTGGGATACATACGCATCCCTCAACCCCTTTATTCGTGTTGCTAAGGCTTCTTTTTCTATTAAGTGTTTCCTTAAAGCGTTTAATTCCTCATTCCCATCTAACGCTTCCCCACGTAAAAAATCTTTAGTTGGTTTCTTTACGCTTGCGGCCACATACTCTTTTTCAGTAAAATACATTGATTGAGATAGTGCAGCCTCGTAAGAAGCTTCTATAGCACCTTTTTCCGATTCAACTTCACCTAATTGTGCTTCTAGATAGCTTTTATACCCACCAAAAAATGAAAGTTGCTCCTCTAAATCCTTATTTGATTTATCTTGTAAATTTTCAAGAGCAATCGTTTCTCTTTCTAGTTTTTCTATTGAAAACTCCGGTACTTTTAACTGCGCTACAAAAACATTAATTCTAGCTTTAACATCATCGGTAAACCTACTCATCGTCTTCGACTCCTCGGCAATTACACCAATTCGGATGATTTGGGCCATCCACTGACTTCAGTGTTGGCATCTTCTTTGTACTCATAATTCTTTCAGCCCTATCTATAACCAGTTGCCAAGCGGCAGGATCTTTATCTATTTGAAACATTTTCACTTTTTGAGTATCTTTATTTTCATATAATACAATTCCGAATGGATAATCTAGCATATTTAAATAAGATTGCAATTGAATTTCATGTTCTGGTTTTGGGGTACTCAAGCCATCAAAACCTCGACTATTAATAGTTTTTAATTCTACTACAAAACGTTTAATGCCTGCTTTAGCTGACGTTAGTATAAAATCAGCCCGTCCACTGATGGGAGGATTTTCATTTGTTGCCCTAACTTCACGCTCTATATACATTATACCATGTTCAAAGTACTTTGTATATCTCTCTTCTGCGGCACTTCCATGATCAAAAATACGTTGCTTTACTTGATCTATATCTTCGTCTGGTAATAATCTATTCCAATGCAACCATAAATAACGATCACAAGGATTACCTATTGCCGAACAGTGAAATGATTGAACCCCACTTGATACGTGAGGATTTACATTTGCTGTCTTATAAATACCTTCTTCAAGCTGATCAGCAAACCATAAAAGACCCTTATCTCTTGAATACCTACTTTTTTTTGCTTGGGTTTCCAAAGGTTTTGGGTGGGTCTTCGATAATAGTTGCATTAAGCTTGATTCTTGTTTTTCTGGCATAAAAAGTTTTGTAACTCCGAATAAATTTCTGGTTTTGTTTGTCCTTTAATATGGAATATTTCTTCAACCCCCATTTCAAGTAAGGCGGCATCCCTATCTCGATCAGCTTGTAAAAAATGCCCAAAAACACCATCGGCCTCAACCACAATAGTATCTTCCACTAGGAAGTCTACATAATATTTCCCAATTTGTCTTTGTTCATGATACCGTAAGCCCATTGCATCGAGACATTCACCAACTATTATTTCTTGTTTTGTAAAATCTGAATCAGGCATTTATTTCATCACAATAAAACGTTCATCTAATAAATATTTTTCCATTAGTGGCTTAACATCTTTCCACTTTAATTGCCCATTACTACACCCTAATTGAGGGAGATATACTTCTTCTTGAATGATACTCATTAAGAAAGAAAGGTCGTGACAAGATTTTATAATTAGATTTACATCACTCGGTTTTCTCCATTCATATTTAGTAGGAATAGTGATTATTTTATGTTTATTCCATACGGTAACCGTAGATAAATCTTCCTTATAATGTCCCAATTCAAAGGGAAGTGAGGGAATTCTTTTTTTTGCTTCTTTCGCAATTCCAGCCCCCATTATGGCTTCCCCTTTCTTATTGAGCTCACAATTAGTCGTTATCCCAATATAGTATCCTTCTTCCCACTTATCCCATATATTCCCCGCAATTATTTTCATTGATAAGAGTTCTCTCCGGTAGGTGATACTGCTGTAGTATTTTCTTCCTCTGGAATAAGTTCAGCAAAGGATTTATCTTTATTATTTATTTGTTCAGTTAGTTTATTAAATGCGTCTGGATTCTGTACATAATACTCTTTCACACTACCCATTCCTTGAAAGCTCTCGTCAGTGTCAGGAATCGAATACCATGAACCACTTTTAGAAACAAGATCATGGCTTATAGCTTCTCTAATATAGGTTTCAATTATATCAAAACCGCCACCAAACTTGAAAGGTACAATACAGTCCCCTTGGTGAACACTATTTATTTTGGCTTTCCGATTACGAATTTGTACATCAAAACCAACTTTAACATCCTTCTCTGTAATCCAACCATTACGTCTTACTTCTAAAACTAGATGCGAGAAAAATCCTTGTCCTTGTCCTCCAGGCATACGTTGTAAGAAGTCAATAGGCCCAATACCCGCCCTCATTTGATTAATGAAAATAACTGCACTACCGTGCTTAAGGTGCGGAATGATACGCGGAAGAGAGCGATTCATAAAACGTGCTTGCCAGGCCATAGGATTATGGTCGTAATCTTCTTCCGTAATTGCTTTGGGAACGAGTCCGGCAATACTATCAAGAACAATTAAGTCCACTCTATCAATCATAAGACTTTCCATTAGATCAAATGCTTCTTCACCATTAGGTGGTTGGACAACAAGAATCTTGTCAACATCAATTCCACATTTTTCGGCCCATTCTGCGTCCCAAGACATTTCTGCATCGATCCACACAACAGAGCCACCAGTTTTTTGTATTTGTACTACTGCTTGCATTGCTAAATATGATTTACCGGCATTTGATGCACCAGCAAAAATACTTAACCTTTTCTTAGGTACTCCACCACCAAGCATTTTATCTAGAGCTGGAATACCAAAAGGAATGCGTTCATACAGAAAAAGTTCAGAGTTTCCGAAATCTAAACTGCCGGAATGTTTTTTAATTAATTCATCAATAGTCGCTTTATGTTCACTTTTTATTTTAGTAGTTTTTCCTTTTGCCATGTTATGCCACCACGCGAATATTTTCTGTAGCTTCAGTGAGGGCTTCCCGTACTTGATTCTCAAGTCTATTTTTTAGAGAACCATAGACTTTATCCTGAGCCTCATTAGCTTCTCTAATCTGATTTTCGATATCTTGTTCTGTATCAATTCCTTCAAGTTTGATTACAATTTTTGCCCATGCGTCATTCGGCATTCTAAATGTGGCCGACATTTCTTGTGATATTAATGACATATTATTTTATTCCTCCTAAATAATTCTCTATGATTTGATCCCCATCTATTTCTACTATTTTGTGAATAATTCCATTAGCTTTTAAATAATCAAGACCATCGGTATCGGCATAAACTGACGATGTAACCACAGCCTTAATTAAGGAATTTTCTACAATAGCTTCCGCACAAGGAAGGCACGGTGTTACCGTAACATACGCTGTTAATGCACTATTTGCTTCATCTAATTGTTGTAAAGCATTAATCTCTGCATGGACAGCATAACAATACTCCAGCATCGTGCCAGATGGAGCCTCTGCGCCAGGACAAGGGGAGTCTAAGCAGTGGGGTGTACCAGAAGGCACTCCATTGTATCCCGTACTACGAATGTGCTTCTGATCATTAACTAGGATACATCCCACCCGTCTTCGAGAGCATGTAGCTCTCATTCCTACAACATGAGCTAAAAAGAGAAAGTATTCATCTGGATTCTCTAATCTTTGTGTCACCCGTCTCATTTTTTACTCCGCTTTATGTGCCCAAGAAGGGTGCACTAATTCTGCATCTACTTCCATTGGGATACCTAAATTATTTTGCTCAAGGAAGGTTGAGATATTTCCCATGTAGTAATCAAGTTTATCTTCTCTAATTTCACAAAGAATCTCATCATGAATCTGAAGAAGCATTCTACATTCCTCACGTCTCCCTTCTAGTTTTTTATCTAATTCTATCATCTTCTCAGTTAGAAGGTCAGCACTACTACCTTGAATTAAGTAGTTAACTAACTTATATTCTTCCCCATCAGGGGCTGAATACCGTCTCCCAAATAAATTGGTGACAAACTTATTCCTTCTTCCCCGCTTACGGACTTCACTAATAAACTCTTCCGATCCTAAAATCTCTGCGAAATAAATTCGTCGATATTCTTTAGTATCTTCAAGAGACATATTTAAAGTCCCTGAAAGCCTCGCTAACCCAATACCGAAAATTAAGCCAAAGGTAATACCTTTTGCCAACTGACGGAAGTATTTGAATTGAGGATGTTCTTCATCCACTTTGAAAGCAATTTTAGCGGCTTCAGTATGAAAATCGAAACCTGTTTTCTTCATCATTTCAAAAATAGCTGGGTTATTAATATAGGCTAAGAATACCCGTACTTCCATTTGAGAATAGTCAAAGGAAACAAACCGATAACCAGGGCGTGGAACAAACATACGTCTAATGGAGATAAAATCTTCCGAATCATCCGTAAAGTCTGTCTCTTTATCCCGAGCCCAAGCCCTTCGAGCATTGGGAGGGATAATAATTGATTTCCCTTTAGAGGCTTGGAAACCACCTTGAACTCGTTTAATAGATGCCTCAATTTCCTCTTCAGTTAAGGTTACATCATCTACGGCGATTAAGCCACGAGGGATAGTCTGTACAGCGGGTTCAGCAGAAGAAAGCCTACCCGTTATCGTTCCATAATTCTTATAAAAAGTATGTATAACTTCATTAGCTAAGAAGGGTTCTAAATAAGTGTTTCTCCGTTTTTCTAAAGTGCGGAATTCACTTATCATCCCACCTAAAGGGTGGTCAACTTGTGCTAGCGAAATGACATCCCAAGAATCATTACCTTTTTCTGTTTGTTGGGGGCATGATATGTCAAGCTTAGCAAACATTTCCCCAATTTGTTTGGGGCTACTAATTAGGAACTCCTCTCCAGCATCTTTATAGATTTGTTGTTCTAAAACTTCTCTACGAGCAATGATTTTTTGATTGGCCCATTTACCGTAAGTATGGTCAACAGCAATACCTGTTTTTTCCATCCGTAATAGAACTTTAGTAAACTCTTGTTGAGTTTTCCAAACCTCTTCTTGCTTAGTTTTAATAATTTTTAGCTCTCTATCCGCACGTTCTTTACGTGTCCAAAAGGTATCTTCTTCACAATATGGCCCAATAAGGGAAATGGGAGCTAGAGCGTAGTTCTTTTTGTATTTATTTTTCCGCAATTCAATATCTGTGTTTCGATCATAATCTCCTGATCTAGGGCCATAATCTCGATCAATTGTAGGAGTTAAACCTAAGGCTGTATATTGTCCCATTTCGGTCATTCGTACAAGCACCATTACATCCACTAAATTAATAGGCCAGGGAATAAGCCCTTCAAGCATCATCATATGAAGATCGAACTTAAAGTTATATCCAACAAGCTCTTCCATTTGATTTAATATAGAAATTAATTTTGTAAGATGAGATTCAGGTAGGTTTTCAGACCCTGGGTATAAATGCCGAAAGGGGAAGTAGAATTCAGTTTCTGCGTCAGTGCTGATACCTACACTAAACAATCTATTTCCATTATGTGGATCTAGACCATCAGTTTCAACATCAGCTACTACAGAAGTACAAGCGGCTACTGTGGCTATTGCTTCTTCAAAGTTTTGCTCCGTTACAATCATTCATTACACCGGAGTATTCATAGCCGTTGTAGGCCATGAAGGGAGTTCATTCATATGACGTTCAAGGATATCAAAAGTACTTAATTGGGAATATTCCCAATCAAATACAGTATAAGGTTGTTGTAGAACTGTTAGTACACGCTTGTAATCTTGTAACAAGTCGTAGTGTTGCTCTGACGTAGAAAGTTGTTCTCTATCATCAAAATTAGGTGCTTGATTAGTACATAAAATAATGAGGGGCTTGTATAACTTAGTTAAAGCATTTAAGATATGTATTTCTTGGTACGAGTATTTTGATGTTTCTTCTTTTCGAACTATCTTAGCATACGGAATGTCACAGAAAAACCAACGATCAAATACTGTTACACCTAAGGTACTAGGAACCGCCAACCAATTATAATACTCTTCAAATTCAGTATGTTGGGTACAATGAATGGAATTTAAAACATTTCCTGATTCATTTATAAGTTGTTTTGCTAATGTGGATTTACCAGTATTATCTGGCCCTAACAGGATTATCATCTTCCTTTGCCCTCGACTTTTTTACTTCTTTGTGCACTTTTACGTAATGCTTCCCCAAAGCTTGGGGACTCCCACAGCCATAAGTACATTTCGTATACTTACATTTGTGGGAAGTCCTTTTATTGAGTATTTCTCTAGTGGTATCTGGAATATGTATATCCCACGTATCCACCACTAGAGAAACATCATCATCTTTGAAGTATGCAACACAACCGAAGGTACCTATTTTAGTTAGAGTGCAGGGGTATTTCCCCTTCCACAAATATGTAAGTTTACGCTCTAAAAAGTAAGAATGCTCTTCGTATTTTTTTGCCCATACATCAGTTTCCACTCTTAGAAATCGAAGGGAGCAGTTTTACCTGTGCTTTCAGTTACAGAATCTTCTTCCTCACTGTCTAAAGTGACAGAATCTTCTACAATTGCATTCTTAGCAGTTTCCCGTTCCATGAAATAATCATTTAATCCTGCTAGTTCTTCAACACCCACACCAATCTCCTTCCAATTGATAGTGGGCTCATTAACAGTCTTTAGGCCCCAAACTGTCTCTCGTCCTAAACCGCTTCTTGATACACGAACAGCCTTTTTGTTTAGGCCCTTCTCTTCATAGGAGATATCAAGTAATAGCTTCCAATACATATCGGTCTTACCGAAAGGTAGAGAGATAATACGAAAATCATTAATTTCTTGTTCCCACATAGTTTCGCCTGAGGCGGTTTGAACCTGTTCCCAATTGTCAGTGCTTTGGGGCTTGCTTTGGACACGTCTGTTGTAGACATAGGCCCAAAATGCAAAGCGATATTGCTTATAAACACCTCGATCACAATGGCTACATTCTCCTGTAACCGCAAGGGTACAAAAGTAAAAACGGAATCCTTTATCAGTTGGGCTAGTTGGGGTTACTGTCTCGTTGTGTACGTGATAGTCGAGTAGGAGGGTTTCTGTGTCTGCTTCTTTGGTATCTCCACTAGGTACGATTGCCATGTTAGCAAGATCTCCATCCCCTTGAAAAAAGAGTTCCTTTCCACCAGCGTTACTAGTGTTTCGCTTAAAATCCTCTCTTCTCGTTTGTGCGCGTTCTCCGATTTCTTGTAAGTTGGGCATAATATAAAACCTCTAAAAAATAAAATTATTATAACAAATTAAAATATACGTAATTAAACGAATTTTTAAAAATATAACCGTGAATTAATGGCCTCTTTCAAAACCTCTGGAATCTTTACCTCTTGTACATCTTTAAAACCCTGGGGGAGATTCACTACGCTTATTATATACCTTTTTTCTAACTGTGTCAAGGCTTTTTTAGCCATTTCTGTGCCCCGTTCATCAGTATCTAAGCACAGTATAATTTCTTTAAGCCTTGGCAGACTTTTTAAAAGATTAATGTGATGTGATGTAATTGTTACACCAAAAAGAGCAACTGCAGGAAATCCGTGTTGGTCTAACCATATAGTATCTAAAGCCCCTTCAGTAATACAAAGGGTTTCTACCTCGTTCTCTAGTTGATTAAAACCAAATAAAACTCTACTTTTCTGAAAAGCCGCCGGTATATGATACTTTGGTTTAACTCCTTCTGGTTGCCTTCGATTCTCGGATACAAACCTACCCAGTTCATCATACACAGGGATTACCAAAGCCCCAGTAAAGAGGTCTAAACCACATCCCCATCGTTTGAGTACTTTAGGCGTAAAGCCCCTCTCTAAAGCGATTGCGGGAACCCGAGAAGTGTCATAGGTTTGTTCTATGACAGGTAATGGCAATAAGGCTTCCTTTTTTTGTGATGCAGTAAATTCAGGAAACAGGTTTAAATTTTCCAAATCATTTGGAAGTATGAAACTTAATTGTTCAGCCTCAAATAGAGGAATATTTAAGTATTTCGCCAAAAATGCGGCAATCTTACCACCGCCGCAACCTGCTTGACATATCCAAACCCCCTTTACAGTGTTTATAGATAAAGAAGGGGACTTATCATTATGCCAAGGACATACAATATTAAACTCTGTTTTATTGCTAGGGATATCTATTCCTGCTTCTAATAAAGCTATGCCCCAATCTCTATCCATTTTTACCTATCCTTAAACGCATCTGTTTCTGCAAAAATTCCTCTATCTCCATCGAACTGAACAATAACTGAATCTTCTTTTGGATACGGCTTGCCCCTAAATTTCTGAAAACTCACTACACGCTTATTCTCTTCATCTTCAAGTAAGCACATTGATAACGCCGCATCAGAGAAACGAATTAAAGCATCTCCACCCGACACTTCAGATGATTGTGGTGGGCGAAAAACATCTGCCGCTGCACGGTTAGCTTGATGTGCCACTAAGCCTGCAATCTTCATCGAGGTACAAAGAGATTTAACTTGCGCATATAAAATGCTTAATTTTTCCCATTGCGCACTATATTTTTCATTACGCCCTAAATTAATTAACTCCATGCCATCAATAATTAATAGGTCGGGTTGATGCCTTCTAGCTAGCGAGGCGATACCTGGGAAATTTATATTTGCATTTTCCATATGATCGCAAATTAACACACTTCTATTTGAATTATCGGAAAGAAACTCAGCATATTCTTTTTGATCAATTGGGTTTCCTGCAATTAAATTCGTAAGGGAGAAACTATGTTGTTGCATTCGTCCAACAACTACATCTAAACGAAGTGAAATTTGATCTTCAGGCATTTCTGGAGTTATAAATAATACCTTGTACCCGTGTGACATGGCAATTGCCGCTGTTTTAATAAGGTA